TCTTCAACATAACCTCCGCCCTTCATGCCTTGTACGCCACGGCCTTTAAGTATGTCTTTTCTAGTGACTTTACCATCGCCAGTTAAATCAGGGAATCCTGTTGTGACTTCACCACCACCGCGCATTTTTAATTTAGCTTCTTTAGCTGCTGTTTTCCCTTTTTTTGTATAGGGATATTTTTTCCCGTTAACCATTGGCATTTGTTTTCTCCTTTTTATTTTTCATATTTGTATTGAAATCCTACTGAACCTTTTAAAGGGTTAAGCAGATTTAAATCCCCACCCCCTAAAGGAATATTAAAATTGCTCGTTATCCCTGAGAAAGGACTTTTTTCCTGCATATTTAAATTTTGATTTTCTGGCATTATACTTATACTTTGATCTGGTGGTGTAATACCATATGTATTGTACACATCAGGGGGCATAACATTATCAAAATAATTAGTGCGAGCTTTATTTCCGCCAAACAAAACCCCTACAATTCCTAAGTTTTTATTATTTTGTTGGTCTGCGAGTTGATTATTTATGCTCATCATTAGTGGGCTATTTATTGCAGGTTCATCACCTCCAGGAGCTACACCACTAGGACTACCCATTGTATCTCCGCCCTGATAACCTTGCCCCATAGCTTGAGCTTGTCCTGGACTCATTCCTAATGCCATACTAAACTCCTCTATCTTTGTCCGTTTTGTTTTTGCATTGCGATATTAGCCCTCATAATTGCTATCTCTTCTGTCGTATCATTTCTTTCCCTAGCTATCTCTGCATTCTCTTGTTGTTTTTGTGCATCTAATGATAACTTCTGTTGATCGTATTGTGTATCAGCTTGCACTTGTTGGCCTTTTAAAGCAACCTCTTGGCGTTTTATTTCAACTAAAGGATCAGTTTCTTCTGGAACAGGGTTTTGTTGTTGGTACTCTGCAATTACTTGTGCCTGTATTTGTGCAATCATTTTATCATGCTCTTCAGGTGGTTGTTGTTGCGATTGTGGGTTTTGTGCCATTTGTTGATCGTGTATAACTTGTGCCTTCATACCTAAATGCTCGTAGATATGTTTTTCTAACGTCATTAAAACTGGGGGTTGCATTTGTGCAACTCTACTATTCATATACGCAGAATGCACTGCAATATGGCTATCGTGGTCTTGTTCAGGGTATGCTTGCAATTTAGTTTGACCCCCTGCCGCTGCACTTGACATTTGGTTCTCAGTCGCAGGGTCAGTGGGCTTTGGTAACTCTTCTGGTTTTAATAATTGTTCGATATTATGGACACCTAAAGCTTCGTACATTCTGCGGTAAGCTTCGTAAGTATTATGGAGCTCTGGTGCTGCTTGTGCTAATTTTAATTGCTCTTGTGCTAAAACAACCCTTTGCGACATACTAAAAATATTAGGATCACTAACAGGCAGTACATCTACACGGTTATCAAAGTCTTGAATTTTTATCTGGGCATCAGCACCAACTTCATATGGGTAAGGAACAGGATCTTCTGCAAATAGCCTAGCAAGCATTTTTAATTCTTGTTTCATACTTGCGTGTAGACGTTTATGCACCGCACTAATTATTCTTGCCCCACGTTCTAATAACGCGATTGTTGTGCCAACTGGCATTTCTTGGTTGCCATCAGCTACACCTATATCAGTATTGCCAATAAACTTCTGGGCAGATTCTATAACAAAGCCCATTAATTGAAATAACGTATTAGAAGGTTCTTTATACGGTAAAGGCATTAAAGATGCTTTTAGATCTCCTCCTGGAACATCTACATCTCTAAACTCTCCTGGTTGTATAGGATTTTGATCATCAGCAATACGCATACCTCTAGCTTTAAAACCTGCTGGCATATTGCTGAGAGTGCCTGAATCTATTAACTGGCGTAAGTTAGCTGTAGCTGTGCGAGATAAATTGCCTAATAAATGTATTAAACCAAACCCATAAAACCCTAATCCTGGAGTAAATTTGTATTGTACAAAATGTGGGATCTTAGATTTTAATACATCATCAGGAGAATAATTTCTACGAACACTTAATACTTCACCACTATCTACAGCAACAGTTACAATGTATGGCAGCTTAATACCTGTCTCATTATTTTCTGCATCTACATCAGTGTACTCAGGAATGTCCAAGTAACAATGGCACTCATATAAAGTTATCTCACTATCTTCAGAACTACCTGTAGGAGATCTTCCTTCTAATTTATTATAAGTTTCTTGAACTTCATCAGGACTATTTTCAGATTCTTCAGAAATTTCTATATCACGGTAAAAACCCATAACCTGTTGTTTGCGAAGTTCATTAGAAGACATACGCAATACATGGGTAATACGCTCTGCTGATTTTAAATCTGTAGCTGTGTAAGGAGCAATAACATCTTCAGCAGGAATAAATTTGCTAACAGGGCGACCCAATGTATCATCGCGGTAAACTTTTTTAAACGAACTACCTGCTAACCCTAAGTAGTATAACATCTGGTCGAACTCTGGCTCGTACTCCTCCATCTGGTACATTATTTGATAATTCATATAATCTTGTACGCGTGAAGCTTGTTGCTCTATTTCTAAACTAGGTGTGCCTACTATAGTAGCCCTAACAGGACCACTAGAAGGTAACATTTCTTTATACGCCTGTGCTTGAAATTGTGTTACAGCTTCATTTAATATTGGGTGGATAACACCAGTTGCACCATTAAAAGGTTCTGTACGAGATTCATACTTCAAACCAAGTAAATCTAACCCTTTAATATAAGTATCTGCCCAATCTTCACGGCTAGATTTATCATCTTCAACACTACCTACAATGTAAGAAGAGATATCTTCTAAAGAAGACTGCTCCATAAAATCTGCTAAATTGTCGAAAAAGTTCTCAGGCTCCTCACCCATAGGGGCATCTTCACCGAAAGTTACTTCAACACTTTCATCATCAGCTTCTTCTACTATAACATTTAAAAAATCATCTTCTTGTTGCAGTAAATTATCTTCTTCAAAACTTAATCCACTAGCAGGGTTTAATAAAGAACGATCAACATTGCTCGGACGGTCATTTATAGCCATTAGTAATATATCCTTTGTACAGGGGCAGATTCAACATCTTCATAATCTTCAGGGTGTTGAATGAATCCACCTTCTCTAAATCTCCTTAACGCTTGAGTCACCGTATCTACGTAATCGTCATGTTCCCCTGCTGGAAACGCGGCACACTCTTCAATAACTTCTTCAGCCCATCGGGTATCTGGTGACCACACCATACCACTTTCGAAGATAGGAGCAATCGAATTTACTCTTGTGAATTTATCGTTCCCCCTACTAGGGCTATAATTTACCACAGGAATGCCCATTGTCCTTAATTCTTGGGTTAAAGGCATACCAGAAGCTTTTGCTTCAATTATCACACATTCAGGATCCCAATACTTATATTCTTCTAATGCCCTGCGTCTAAGGTCGGGGAAGTCCCACCTACCGCGTTTTGCATCCATTAAAATAACATTAGCCGTTTTACCTTCATCAGGGTAAAAAACCCCCCATGTAGTTATAGCACTAAAATCAGCATTAGTCTGTTTGCTAAATGCCGTATCATAAGATTGCATAATATATTCTATAGGGGGTAAATCATCTTTCTCCCAAACCTGCCACCAATCGCGTTTTATAATAGCACTTTGCTCGCTCGTAGGGTTTTGTTGCCATTGGGCTTCCCATTTGCCCACAGATAAACTACCTTTAACGGCTAATAAATCATCTTTAGACCAATACTCAGGCCATAAAGGATTATTTGTTTCTGGCATTAAAGCAGGGAATTCTACTACTTCCCACTTATCGGCAAGTATATCGCGCCCCTGTTGCCGCAAAAGTTTACCTGTTAAATCGTTCTCTGCCCAACGCGTCATAATAATAACGATACTACCTCCTGGTTGTAACCGCTGCCGTGGACCAGAAGTATACCACTCATAAGCGTGTTCTAAAGCAGTAGGACTTAATGCATCTTGTTCACTATGCGGATCGTCAATTATTAATAAATCTGCACCACGACCCGTCACCGCTCCGCCAACACCTGCCGCAAAATACTCACCACCTTTATCCGTCTCCCAACGGCCTGCCGCTTGGCTGTCAGCACGTAATTGGACATCTTGGAAAACTTTTGTGTAATCTCGCGAATTCATCAAGTTTCTTACCTTACGTCCAAACCTAAAAGCTAACTCAGCAGTATGCGTAGTCTGCATTATCTTTAAACGTGGGTTTCTGCCCATCAACCAACTAGGCAATAAATAACTGCCAAACTCACTCTTAGTATGTCTCGGGGGCATATTAACAATTAATCGTTTTAACTCGCCCTTCGCCAATCGGTTAAACTTCTCCGCCATAATTCCATGGTGGCGTCCATTAATAAACTCAGGCCAAACCGTCTTAGTATACGTCATGAAATCTTCTTTAGCCTTCGCACTCTGCACAAGCGTAGAAGCTCTATCTAATAAAGTAGCATACTTTTTTAATTGGTCTTCAGGTACTAACTCTACATCCATTAAAAGTAACCCACCATCAAAATCGATATATTCTCTATACATCGAAAAATTTCACAGGGCAATGAACCTATTATCAATACACACAATAAGGGGGTAAGTGTGTCAAAGTCGGTTTTTTTGGTAATATTTATTTGGTACTCGATAAACTGTGTCAAACTTGGTTACGCCTGACGCCCTAACCAGACTTCTTCGTCAGGGGGGGTTTGGGGGGAGGGGGGGCTGTTTGGTGGGTAGGTTGGCGGCTGTAAACCGCCAACCCTGTAACCTATTTGGTAGGCTGTGGGCTGACCACTAGCTGAGCGAATGCTGTACCCCATGTGCTAGAGCTAGGGCTGTAGCCGCCATTTAAATAAGCCATTAAGCATACTGGATTTTTGCGGCTGTGGCCTAGTTTAGTACCTGCTCCTAATACCGCGCCAACAGTGTGACCGTTGGCGTGGCCGTTATGCACCCAACCTTGAACTGTTTGGCGAACGCCACCTGCTTTGCCATTGTTACCAAATGGTACACCCTTGGCAGCATTGGGTAGTAAAACAATTTGTACATTGTTTGCCTGACCTGCTGCATGGGTATTTATAAACGCCCAAATTGCCGCGCCATTTACTTGACCTGCTGGTGTTGCCATGACAACACTTTTAGGTGTTGCTGTTGCGTTTTTGTTTTTTAGTGCTTTTGCCATTTTGTTACCCCTTTACTGGTTTTTGGCTACCGACCTTTGTGGTTGGTATAACACTCTTATATACTAGTATATATTTAACCGCAACCCCTTTTGACAATTATTTTTAATTATTTTTGACGAGGGGTGCTGACCCGATTTTTGACGATATGCGATGATATATAGTATATAGATGCGCGTATAGATGTCTCATGATAGAGAAAAAAGGAGACAGACGTTGTAATCTCAGGCAGCTATTGTAATCTAATAGCTGCTTGAGGTTAGTATAATAAGTGAATAAGTGTGACCATAGCGACTATGACCACACATACTAGAATTAGTAGGAACATTAACCACCCCATAGCAGAGGGATAAATAAGACTGCTATACAGATTACGGCTATACTAATGACTGCGATAAGCTGTTGTGTCCAGAACCAAATTTTACCTAACATATCAGCTCTCATACTTTGGGTGAGCTTCAATGCGCTGTAGCTCTGCACTATCTGGCAAAGCTTCAAGGTGTGCGTCAGTGCCATAATAGTCACGTTCTAACTCACGTTCACGCAGTGCGTCCCATACAGGCTCATAGCTGTGTAAGTTTTGTTGCACCTCGGGAAGGTCATGATCCCAACCTTCTATGATGTTGTTGATCAGTTCGCTTATGCTTTTCATTAGTTCATCCCTTCGTGGTAGTTAATTTTTATCGTAAAAGAAGAATGTGGGGAATCTTCGTTTAATGCCTCCATTTTTCTAATTGTTTTTTCAGCGTCCCAATGCACTTGAAAAATTCTACCTGTTTCTACCTCTACTATGCAGAAGATATCAGGTTCGCTAGGGTTATCTTTCATTATATAGTCCTTTACTACTAATTAATTTGTGCCACCACACTACTATATATGCCTTTGTACGGACAACACTCGTAGATAAAAAAAGAGAAAAAAAGAACCGACCGTCATCAAATATCTTCTATATATGTCTATATATATAGACAGGTCGTGTCATCAAATATCCTCAAGGGAGAGTCGTCGTAATCTGTCGCCAGATATCGTAATCTGGTACAAAAAAAGGGACGCAGTAAATGCGTCCCTCAAAGTTGTTCTGGATATTAAGCTTTAACGACAAGCTTAATAAATGGTTTCATCCAGGTCTTGCTTGACGGTGTATACCCACCATGCATGAGGGCGTGAATACAATTAGGTTTAGTTGACGAATGACCTAGTTTTTTCGCTTTAGTAAGGACAGCTCGTAGTGAGCGGTCAACTTTGCCAGCACCGACGGGAACACCATGCAATGCCCAGTTTTGGATCGTGGCACGAACGCCCTCGCCTTTGCCACCATAACCAAAAGGAACTGGCTCAGGGTTTTTTAAGTCTACATTGTCTAACGCCTCAATATAAACATTGCCCATGTTACCTCCAGCGTGTTGATTAACAAACGCATGAATCTCAGAGTATGAAAGTTCGCGGTCAGTAACGACTAACTCAACAGATTTAGCTTTAGCTTTGGATTTTGGGGCGGATTTTTTATTTGCTTTTAACATTGTAAAGTCCTTTCTACGACTTAGTGCAGAGCCATTGTAGCTGTGCTATAACTCTTCTAACATAACTATAGTTTACTGACAAGTCTTTTATGCTCTTTTATTATCTTTTATTATCCTTCGCCCGAGGCCTCTTTCATCATCAAAAATCATCACGAATCGTCTCATCAAGACCGAGGATAGAGGATGATTGACGATGAAGGACAGACTGATGACGATTGACGATGATTGATGATGAAGGACAGTCGTCGTAATCTCAAGATGATAGAAGATATTTGAGGAGAGCTTCGTAATCGCATTTTATCGGGGAACTCCAATCAGGTATCAAATCTCCTTTCTCCTCGGTTTCTGCTCCTAGCTCAATCGCCCTAGAACCATGAAATAAATTGACAGTCCCTGACGAAGGCTGCTCAACCAAGTTCCAAACTCGCCCTAATTCGGTAGCATATCTTATTTGCCAAGCGATCTGGTGGGGTCGTAATTGTATTTTCTTTAACGACTTTAACCTGTGGACTTTCAATTCTATCCAAAAACTCTTGCCGTCTACAATGCCGTGTAAGTCAGGAACACCAGGACTTGCCCATGATTCTAATCGTGTCCAAAACACGCCCAAGTCCTTAGTTCCGTCACGCAATTTATGCCACATTCGTGACTCAGGTTTAATACCCACTATGAGATAAACTTGTTTGTCGCTACATATTTGGTATACGACTTTAACACATGAGCAATCACTTGATTGTTGTTGGGTTTAAATCCCCACTCTTTTTCTAAGTTCATAACCACTATATCCATAGCGTCTTTGGTATCAGGCGTTAGCCAAATACCATGTTTCTTTCTATCTGCCATATTAAAATCCAGCCTCCTTTATAAAATTAATACGTTTATCATAATCTTGTTTAGCATTATCATAGCTATTGTATGCTTTGATATTGCCCTGTGTCCTGTACTTTTTCGGTCCGAGTAACCCATCTTCGCGGTACACAATATATGCCTCGCCTATTGAGGAGATGTCTGCAAAATGCAACACTGTACGAGATTTACCTTTGTTGAAATAGCGCACGTTAGGGAGCGGTTTATCTACCATTATTAATCCTTTCTACGATTATGTATGTACTTATAGTATAGTTTTAGATAATTAAATTGACCAATCTTTATTTGTCTTGTTTTGTCACATCTACTGCTGTGCTTTCTATTAAAACTGCATCTGTGTTATTTACCTGCAAAGCAGGGAACTCTTTTTGCAGCCGTTCTATTTCTTTCATAACTTGCTCTTTATCCATTTGATCTATATTACCATGCATGATTTCTTTACGATCTATATATAGTCCTGCGGCTTGGCCTCTAGATTTTTCAGCGGCAACGGCAGCAGCAAAGTTTCCTGCAGAAATTGATGCGTCTCGTATCTCACCTAGTTTTTTAACGTGGCTTTCAAAACTTACCTCAAACTTTTTAGAGAGCTCTTGCTTTAACTCACGGATTCTTTGTACGACGTGGGGGTATCGTTGCCCATTGAGTAATTGCGAAGCGATAGCGTGGGCGGATTTTACAGAATATCCTGCTCTTACTGCGGCTTCTGTCTGGCTAATGTCTTCACAAACATAAATTCTACAAAACTCTTCTTGTTTTGGTGTGATTCCTTTTTCTGAACGAGGATTTGCGACGACTTCAATTGTTGGTTTGTGAGTTGCTTTTGCGAGAGCCATTAAATATCTTTCTGCATTTATCGTAATCTGGTGATACTTTGTATAATAGGGTAGAATTCGCTAAAGTGTAAATTCTTTTTTATCGTTTTAAATGTCGCGCGTACTGAGAAAGTGAGTCAGAGATAGTCCTTTTTGTATTAACTCTACCTCGTAACCTATTGTAGATAGGTGGATACTGAGATATCTGATATTATGAAATCATAAAAACGAATTTCATTGATCCTGAACATCTACTCCTATTATACAAAGTGAAAGGTTTTAGAGCCTCTGATAAAGGTCAAAGTTTAAATTGTGCTGTGTTATGTGGTATATATTGTGACCCCTCGGAGAGTGGTTAAAAAAACGCCCTGCTATAATCATTTGGGAATACAATTATGGCAGGGCAGTAATGAGTTAACCAAGGACAGGCGATTATTTTATATATCACCTATTTAAATATAGCAGATTTTTGACGGATTGCCACAAGTTTCCTAAGAAATAATCTTTTTCTTTTATTGGAATCTTCTTTATTTGGGCTTCGGGTCGTGCAGACAAAATATACTCTATTTGTACTCTTGTCAGGCCATACTGCTTAACCAACTCATTAAGGGCTTTTTTATGAGTATTGTTCTGCACTAAAGAATCATAATGAACAGCAAACTTTTTACAGAAATCACTTGTATAACGCATCATTTTCAGTATTCACTTTTTTAACTCTTTTGGCTAATTCATCATTAGCAGTTTGTTTCTGGGTCAACATCACAATCAGCTTATTATATGCTTCATCATTTCTAAAACAAATAGTGCTACATAAAAAAGATAATGCCCCAATCTCATGATCGGGGCTCCAAAGGTCGCCTACACGACCAGTGATTGTACTTTCTTCTTCACACAGCTTTAAATATCTAGCCACGTTGTTTCTAACCATACTATACGTTCTAGGCATCAACACCTTCCTCACCAATTTTTACTTTTAAACGCACATCATGCCCACAGTAATCTTCTTCACTAAGGCAAGCTATCGCAATACCATCTTTTACATATTGGCCTGGATAATCTTCACTAACAAACTCTTTGAACCTATCGGACGAAGGATCTCTCATCTCATATACTTTACCTTTATAAAAATCACGCAACCACTCTTCTTCAGTTTTGTTAGACCAATTAGTATGTAGACCAATATGGCGGTAAACATCAATCAATCTTATATAACGAGGGTCACCTTGTTTTGTGTATAAAAAAGCTCCATATTGGTTTTCATAAAAAGCAATACGATTGTGATACTGTTTATAATTTTTAGCAGTAATCTTGCCGAAACCTACAGCATTTCCAGCGAAAATTAAAGTATTGGTCAATGGGGTAAGATACTTACCCATCTTACCTTTTTTATTAGTGCGCTCTTCTACACAATATATGTCGCAGTTATGGACTGCACTGTAATCATAATTTAATGGCATTTTTATCCCTTTCTGTGGATTTAATATACTTTATTTTAACCTAAAGCATTAATATTGATAAGCCTTTTTTTATCTTATTTGTTCAGGGTAATTTTTCTAACTCTGATGTGAGAGCGACTAATACATCTTCTGATTTTTTAAGATCGTGCCACTGTTTATCTACTTTATACATTATCGGCATAAAAGTATGTGGGTCACTTACTACTTTTTCAAGCATTTTTTCAACTAATGCTTTAACTTCATCTAAACATTCATGATAACCTTGGTCTTTTAACTCTGAATGATATTCTTCATCTATAGACATTTAATCATTCTCCTTGCAAATAAACAGTTTCTATCATGTCTTTGTTGCCACAGTCAGGGCAAACCTTAACAACAGGCTCTTGCTCTGGATATGTGGTATCACATTTTAAACAATGTACTATTTGATTTAAGTACTCCATGCTTTTAAACTCCGTTCTTATTAGGAAACTCTGCACAAAAAGCATAAACCCCGAAAAACTCGGGGTTTTGCTCAACTTCTTTATAAATATTTTCTGCCACTACTTCGCACTCTTGTAATTGAGCAGATTCTGTAAGTATATGTACATCGTTCTGCCCAGAAAAAGTCAAAGTAACTAGAATCACTTTCCATACAATCATATCAACGCTCACTAGGAAGCATCAATGTATGAGTGCCATTGTAATTAGATTCAAAGAAAAACTCCCAAGTACCCTCGTAAGCATCGGTATAAGATATTTCTGACTTCCATAATTCAGTACCATTACCATCTCCTGCGGTAATTACTGCGGTAGAGTCTGGGTTAACTACAAGTTTTATAGACATAAACGGTTGCTCTGGTTGGAGTAAAAGTAACTCACTAAACACTTTATCAGTAAACCAGTACGCTCCACGACCACCCATGTATTCTATGAAGTAATGGACTCCATCAGTGTACAGGGCGTAATTGCTGATTATTGGGTGAGGTTTATAAAAAGTAGATGTGCCATAAAAATGACCTAACCCTTCTTTAAAACTTTCTGAACATTTCTTTTTTAAAGCCTGATTATTGTGGCTTTTTCCGTTACCTGTCATCATTGTAATACTCCTTTCTGCGAGTATAAAGTTATAAGGTGGGATACAGAAAGGTAAAGGACTCTAATAAAAGAGACAATCTGCATCCCGTGTAATTAGACGCTGTCAAACTAACTACTATTAATTTATACCTTAAGATTTTATAATTGATAAGTTTTATTTAATCTTTTTTATTCCCCTCACTCCAGTGTCCTTGGATTCTACTCCCACAATCAGAGCAACCGATTCCATGGCGTTCTTCAGAGAGTAGATGAAAATAAGCAGACCCACATAAGGAACAAAGCACAATATCAACTTCTTCCTCTATTATAGTAACTGGGACAACTGGGTCTGGTCTTTTGAACTGGATAATGTTGGTATTATCATAAATGGGGGAGTTTTTCTTTTTTTCCATACTGCTAATCTTTTCTTTTCACCATTATAATATTGGTGATATGCTTTTATAACATCTGCATTTTTATATTCGTCGGGCATTGCCTGAGCAAATTTAGTTAATCCTGTATTAGTTAATTCTACAGGGGGATCTTTTACAATGGCAAGTATTTTCTCACAAGCATGAACTCTATTATACCTGAAGGTATACTCTTTACATAAACTTATGCCTAACTTCCACAACCATCTGTAATTGTTTACAGTTTCGCCTGCCCATAGAGTACAAGGGTGTTTTTGATGCACAGGTTTATAAGGAGCTTCTTGGTTGTATCGCCAATTAACAGTACATAACATCTGTGTTGTTTCTAAAGGCATTTTGACAACGTGTTTGTCGCAATGGTAACGAGCACAAGTTTCATGGTCGTAGTCTAATAAAAATATATTCACACTACCCCCTTTTTACTCTATCAATACAAGCAAGAACTGCACTTCTGAGATGTGGTGTAGCTACTCCTCCTGCCTTATACAAATAAATATCGTTAACAGCTATGTTTTCGAGAATATCTATTGCTGTTTTCCACTCTAATGTTTTGGAAGCTTCATGGGCTATATTAAAGTTAAGCCCATGAACATCTGTTGTATCTAATGCTTTCATGTCATATATTTGAAGATCTGTAAAAACACGCTTTACTGCTTCTGTCGGGTTTATAATTTCTGGCATATCTTTCTCCATATGTTGTTGATATTTATATTATAATATATAGTTAAAAGCAGGACTATTCTTATTTACTCCGAAGGGTTCAGATCATTATCTAACAGTTCAATAAGTACGTTTTTAGCTATATCATAATGGGGTCGACCTCTATATTTATGGTCTAAATAATCTCTACCATTAACAATAATATCTCCTGCAAGATAATTTCCTCGCAAATACATTCTTTGACAATGAAAAACTAATTCTAATTTATCTGCTATATCACAACAATCTTTTTCTTTATCGGTCACAGGGAAATTAACACCTAATTCGCAGTTGTATTTAAATTCTATTTTAGCAACCTCAACTGCCAAACGATCGTAATCCCATTTAGTTGTCGCAGGTATATCTCCTGTTCTGCTTTCTGCAATATCATGATACATTAAATGTAAAAGAGCATTTTTTGAAAGATCAGGCCATAAAGTCTGTAAAATAACCATTGCTCTCCAAGTATGGGCTGCGACATTTTGCCCATCGCTACAATCTGGGCGTGTATGGTATCTTAATATATGACCGCCTTTTAATCTTTCTAATACATCTTCTAAGTTAGCATCTCGCTGTGGTTTCCCGTTAGTCCTCGTGTCCATGGTTTCTCCGTAAATGTTTGTTTTGCTTCCCCCCAATTTGGTCCAAATTCTGCATCAACTATTGAAGGGACTTCTAGTTTAACACAGTTCTCCATTATTTCTGTAACTATTTTTGCTTGTTTTTCATTTTCTACAGAAATATCTAATTCATCGTGAACTTGAATCATAGGTAATATGCCTTCTTCATTTAAAGCTACCATCGCGGCTTTAGTTTGGTCAGCAGCACTCCCCTGGATTAATTTATTAAGAGCTTTGTAAGTAAATGCTCGTTTTATCGCAGGTCCGTGTTCGTTAAAAGCTTCTTGATAATTTAAAGGTTTCCAAATGCCATATCTGTTTGGTTCCCATTTGTCGAATCTGCACCTGCGTCCTAAAACTGTGCGGATTACTCCTTTTTGGCTAGCTCTGTTGCTAGAATATTCACTGAGTTCACGCACAAAAGGGACTTTTTCGTGGTATGTTGCAAATAATTCTTTTGCATCTTCAAATTCTAAACCAAGGCTTGCCGCTAATTTTTTAGACCCCATGCCATAAAATAAACCAAGGTTGATATCTTTAGCTTGCTTGCGTGGGACACCAACAATATCTGCCGCCATTTGGTGGAAATCAGTGCGAGGGTCTTCATTATATTGTTCGGCAAACTCTATTGCCCCTCTGAAGTTCATCAACTTAGCATAATGTACAACAATGCGTGGTTCTTGGCTAGAGTAGTCAAATGCACCCCACAATGTATCTTGTTCTGGTAAAAACAAACTGCGTATCATAGGTCCGATTTCACCATGCCTTGCAGGTATTTGTTGCAGATTTGGGTTACTGTAGCTAAATCTTCCTGTTACTGTGCCGCCTTGGTCGTTACGCAGTGGGTGAAGCTCTGCGTGAATACGGCCTTTAATTTGATGTTTTAAAATAGTATCAACAAAAGTGCTACGAGCTTTGTTAAACTCTCTTGCTTGCACAATTTTTTGAGCTATCTCGTGGGGGTGGTTACTTAAAAAACCTTTCGTAAAACTAGGAGCTCCAGTTTTTTCTGTTTTTGCGTAATCTAAACCTAACTTATCAAAAACTTTTGCTACAGATTCAGCCGCCCACATTTCTACAGCGATTCCTGTTTGTTTAGCTACATCATCTAAAAGTTTTTTCTCTCGTTGCTTTAAATCTATTTTTATTAGCTCTGTTTTATCTACATCAACTCTTACTCCACGTTCTCGCATAGGAATAATAGTTTTGAGAACTTTTAACTCTAAATCTAAAACATCACCAATCTCTTCTTTAATTATTAATCCTTTAAAAAACTCCCATAAACGTAAAGTCAAAGAAGCATCTTGCTCTGCATAAGCTCCTACATACGCGGCAGGTAGTTTATACATTTCACTTTTAGCGTTTACTCCAAATGCTTCAGCTGCTTCTCGTAATTCTACTTCAGACTTACGTTCTTGTAAGTAATCTCTGCCAATAGCGTTGAGGGCGTAACTGAATCTATTTTCGTCGAGCAGCGGTGCAACGACCATCGTATCCACGATTCGCCCTTTGATAAACACATCTTCGGCGAGCAACCACCCAACATCATACTGAGCATTATGGAAAACGTAATCACGATTAATTTTGCATACATCTCTTAACCAACTTAATGTGACTTTAGGATCAAAATTAGGACCATTTTCATGTCTAATAGGAAAGTACCATTGATTTCCTGTTACTGCAACTGCCACACCAATTATGTGTCCATCTTTCCTTGCCCAACCCGAACCCATTGTAGTTAAATTAGGGTCTTTAGTTTCTAAATCTATAGCTATTTCTTCGTAAGAGCTTAAATCTGGGTAGCCATCTGGCATAACCCATTCAGTAGGTGGCTTAAATAGAGGTAACTGCATTTGAAATCACTTTCATTGGTTCTTTACATTTTTTACAATGAGGCCATCTGTTTTTTAAATTTCTAAAAGTGACTTCACGCTCTTCTTTTCCGCACTCACAAACAACTTTAGTAGTTTTATCTAAATCAGTTGGTTTGGGTTTCACAAGAATCCTCCAAAAACTCAGCATAAGCAAGATAGTTTGCTTCCTCAGGAGTAGGTGGGTTTTTTATTGTGTTTTTTGAAAGTGCATCTAGCCTTATGACTTCAGCTTCCACTAATAATAAGTACCTTCTAAGGTCGCGTATATCATCAATCACACCTTCTGCCCTAGCGTCTTTTAAAACAGCTTTGAAAATATCGTACTCTGAATCAGAGGACTGTAACTCTAATCTGTCCCACTTTCGGGCAAGCATCATAAACGCACCTTGCCCACCACGTTGTTTCCAGCTGTTTCCATAGTTCTTTTCTGATTCATGCAAACAAACGATGTCTGATTTAGCTATTTTATCTACAAGGTAGATAATTTCACTTTGTATGTCTTTTGAATCTAAAGATTCATTTAAACGCTGTACTTCTAATGGCTTTTTCATTTGTGTTCCTTTAAAGTGAAGAATTCAAAAAAACTTTCTAAAATAGTTTTTTTGCGTGGGAGTTTAGGGGCAGAACCTACAGCCTCTGCTTTAGCTTTTTTTATTACTTCAACAAGTTCCTCATTGTATTCACTAGAAGGAACCCTTGTGTAAAGAACATAACCTAATTCTGTCTCATTTAAACTACATTTTGCTTTTATTTCGTCGCGGCTACAGCCGAAATCGTACAAGTTGTGTGCCTCATTTACTAAATCTTGGGGGTATCTTCTATAAGGTCTTTTCTTTGCTTTCTTTTTCATTTGGTTCTCCTTATTTTTTCCAATAGACTCCGTCTTGTATCACCCAATAACTATTGCAATCTTNTTGCTTAGTTAAAACATAACCTCTGTTTTTTAAAATATCGTACTTTTTATTTTTAGAAACTTCTTGTTCTTCCCAATACGATTGTGTGGTTTTACCTCTAACTGCCACATGGTCTTCTGTAATTATTTCAACAGGCATAACACTCCAATCATAACTTTCAAAAATAGTTGTATCATTCCCTTCTGTATCTACTTTTAATATATCAACATGGTTTATATTATTTTCTGTTAAAAGAGTATGTAGCGTTTTTGTGGGAACTTCTTGGTATTCATCTGTTAAATGTTGGGCAACAAACTCCTCACCATTAACTAAAGAGGAACGCATACACTTTTCTTTCTGAGCAGGCGACCTCCTATCAAAAAACCCATACTTCCCCATAAACAGTTTGCCTACACCATCTGTTGAACTAACTGCACAATGAACGTATTTAAAATCAGTGCCTTTTAAACTTTTAAATATATCCTCTTTCATATAAGCATTAGGCTCTACCATTAAACCAAACCATGTTTCTTTTTTACGATGCAAAAGTTTGTTAGCTAAAGATAAAGTACGAGCATTAAAACAACCGATATCAACTATTGTTTTTGTCATTTTAACCTCCTCTCTAACCATTCTACACAAGCCCTACGCCAAGCCCTGTCTTCTATAGTGTAGCATTCATCTATAGCTTTTAAAGGCCACTTGTTTTTCCAAAAACTCCATGCCCTGCGCACAGGGTCACAGGTTGTTTCTAAATATTTGTTTTCATAGTGTTGATACAAAGTACCTTGTGTAAACCATTTTTTTAACTCTGTATCAAATGTATCAGGGTTATTTATTAAATAGGGTGAAGTATAAGAAAGCCCTTGGTCAGATAAAGTTAAGTAGGGTTCGTAATCTGGTTGCATATCATCTAATTTGTATAACACATCTGTGTATGCATGAAGATTATTACTAAACTGATAATAATCACCTACTTTTAATTTCAGTTTACCTGCCATGTACTCAAGCAAAAAAGACATATGTACAGCATTTGCTCCATAAGCACCCCATATCATATCATTACTACGATTAACTACAGTCATGTGTAATTTTTCATCTCTTTTCCAAAAAAAGATTTGTGTATTACAAGGGTAATCTTTTCCCCCATTATCTGTCCGTAAATCTTCCCACGGATCCCACATACCCACTACAGTTCTTCTATCGTTTTCGTATAAAGATAATCTTTCTAGGGCAGTTACCAACTGGTCGTCGCCAAACCATTCACGCCATCTAAAGCCATACGCACCATGGAATACATCGCCATCATCACTATATTCTTCAATGCGGTGGTTGAATTGGCTAATCCATTCTACATCATTACGCCCTGCTAACATCCAAAGGCTTTCCATTAAATGAAAAAAGGGGTTAGCATCTCTTTCAGGGTAGAACATCACACGTTGCCTACTGTTTCTGTACTTTGTAATAACAGGACCAGTAAACTCTAAAGCATCTCCGTTTCTGGTTTGAACTAACCGCCCTTCCTCTTTTATGGCTTGCTTAACTACCCATAAAGCTTCGCTGACGTTTTTTACGTTAAATGTTTGCATATAAAGCCCCTCTGACTGCTCATTTTAATATTTGGGTAGTAACACCCATTAATGTAACTCAGGGCAACACTGCCCCTTAAACACTTTTAAACACGCTCAAATAAAAATTCAAAGTATTTTTGGCCTATTATGTATTCGCTGTGTTGTTCTAAGCTTTTAAATCCATTGAGACGCATGATTTCTATTATATCATAAGGCTGAACAGTTTTCAACACTTCTGCTAAATTTTCAGGACTATTTACAGTAAGACAATTATATCCTGGAATCATATCATCAGGTTTATCCAATAGCCAACTCTCGTGTATGATAGGAATACAACCTGCGTTCCATGCTTCTAACCAAGTGTACTGAGTACCACCACCATCACCAACTATATGGGTCATATCTACGTTAAATGTGTAACCCTTCATTAATTCTACTGCGTAATTTTTCTCTCTGGGGTAATGTGCTTTAGATTGCTCCCACTCAGGGTACTTTGGCACTATCTTAAACCTAGTATATATTCTGTTCTCAAAACCACGAATGTTTATTTTGCTACCTTCGGGTAATAACCTGTTAGCATCTAATAAAATATCTGTGCGTTTATCAAAATCTATACGAGAAGTGCTTATCGCCTTGTTACCTGTGGTGTTTGTACGTTCCATGTTAAAACGAGACTCACCTGTGTGTTCCATAAAACTGTAGGGGTGTCGTATAAAAGTAGGCTCTTTACCTGTTGCTTTTTTAAGAACTTCTATGCCTATTTTTCTAATCACTACGCACCTGCTCGAATCTAACGGATTCGGAAGGTTTTTTAGCTCTGTCGGATCATGTACAACTATACTAGCATCACCCTCTTTATACAGTTTGAGCGTTTGTTCTTTAAACTGTTTAGCACCTGCTACGATTAACTTTTCATACTTGCGTGATAAAGCAACTTCCATAGATATGTTTCGGTACAGTTTATCATAACCAAACTTACGAGTGAACTTTTCAGTTTTGGGTCTTATCTTAAATAGGTTGCATTTAACACCTACAGCTTCTAATGCTTCTATTAAGTGACAAGTATAAGTAACCCAACCACCATACGGATTAGGACTTAAATAAAATAAATCTACTTGTTTCATGCGACACCCCCCTCAGGTAAATCTACTTGTAATAAAGTGTTTCCATCGTATTTGCTTCTAGGCTTACCTTGCCCATGCAATACTCTTTCGTATTTATCCCACTCACATAAGCTATGCTCAATAGTTCGCATATCAACTTCAGCTAAAGGAACATGGGATAAAATAAACTCTTTAGCATCTTCTAAAAGAAGTTGCATTTCATGGTTAGCTTGTATTTGACTCATGCCTTTTTTTAACTCACGTTGGTGGATTCTGTTTAAACCCCTAATCGCTCCTGGACCTGCATTAGCCCATTCAAATCTATCTTCAGCATATCTTAATACAGGTGTGTAGTTCAAATCAGTAACCACTTCATAAGACATAAAGCCACCGCCACCCCAACCTCGGTACTGTTTAAAAAACTCATGGGTTTCTTGTAAAGATCTAGTACTCTTTGCAACTTCTGCTATTTTGTCTGAATCTTTATATATAGGTTTTAAGAAGTGGTCTATCACAACTTCAGCTTTGGGTAGTTTCAACCCTTGGTTTGTGATAATATAAGCTCCTGTAAAGGTTCTTTTCTTTTGAGAAATCATATCAGAAATTAATTGTTTGCTGTGCAAAGGATTCCAAGTAGAATCAAATTCTACCCAACCATGTTCCTCAGCAAACTCTACTGTGCCAATCATTCTAAACAAACAACAATTAAAAACAATTTCTGCCCATGATTTATTATCATTAGGTTTTGTCCAGTTGTTTCTCATCCAAACTGTTACACGATCATTTTCTCTAAATGGGTTTGTGAATTTAAAGTTTTGCAAAATGGGGTCAGTTGTCCAAGGTGCTTGTTCTTTTTTAATTCTGCGTTGATAAATGGCATGGCGTTCGTTTATCCAATAAAAATACCTACCTTTTTCTGTAGATAAATGTTTATTGCGTAGTAATCTTGTTATTACTGTGTCTTGCATTTTGCTCCCTTTCTGTGGAAAACTGCTAGTGTTCACAATAAGTTATGAACACTAGCAAGACAACTATTACTTTGTCAAGTTAAGAAACTGAAGCATATTCCAATACTTTTGTCAATGCTTTTCGTTTAGTGTTTGCACCGCTACCTAACCAAGCAGAGTGCAGAGCATTACCTTCAGCTAAAGATTTTTTCTTATGATCTATAACATAAGTAACACCATTCAAAGCCCCCCACCAAGTTCCCTTGGCAGAATCCATATTTGATCCTGGTGAGTTTTCTACTGCTTCATGTACAAGTTCGGCAGTATGGCTGAACTCTTCATGCAAGTGTGGTAGAATGTCTGGGTTAGAAGCTTTTGCTCTTTCAATAAGCAGTTTAGGTTGAAACAACTCTGCAATAAAGTTATCTACATCGAACTTCTCAGCTTTCTTATTAGCTAAAACTCAGACTGTTCTTGGAACTTTGTCATTTGCACAGTACTCAACCCTAAAGCTTCCTCTGCTGCTTTTTGGATTTCTTCATCAAACATTTGTAAGTGCAATACTCTAAAGCGGTCTTGATTACGTTCTAAAGCTAACGTCAAAGTATTGTTACAAACAACTCTAATAGGCGTAAGCATAGCGGTCATAGCTTTGCCTACCTGATGGCTATTGTTTAAAAGCAAATAGCCACCTACTTCATCGTTTCCAGGAAGGGAAAACTTACTGGTCAATTTGGCTAAACCCCAAATGTCCTTACCTTCCTTTAAACTACCTGCTGTTTCCATTTCCATTTTACCTGCTTCAGTAAACCTTTTAAAAAAGTCCATAACTTCAGCATTTTGAAAAGGCACATAACTTTCACCACAAGGGGATAATACTTTGTTATCACTATCCCTAACTAAAAAGTGGTTATCAGGGCATCTTAAAAACCCTGCTTCACCTGTGGGGTCGATAATGTTCCAACAATCTGGTTTATCTGTAGTAAAAGCAGGTCGTTTGCTTACTGTCCAGTCTAACTGAGCAGCTTTTAACATTTGCTCAGGTGTCATACCATTGTCGACTTTTTTACCTAAACCATGCCAAGGAACCTCTCCTGCGTAGGCCATTGTTTCTACTTCATGTGACATTTTAAAACTCCTTTCTCGAGTTAGTGTGCAGTTGTCGCTGCATTGGGTACTTCAATTGAAGGTAAATTGTCGTACGTATCAAACGGTACGTCGATCCACCCTGTTTTGCCTTCAGCATTTAAACAAATTTGTAAACGCACTTCTTGGTCATTATGTACCATATCAAATACAACAGGATATAACATTTCTTCAAACACAGCTACATCTTCTGTCCAAATAGAACGATTACGGTTTGTCTTTATTGCAACTTCATTAGCTGAAGTTAATGAATGTTTAGTAAAATATTTTACCTGCATGGTCACTCCTTTCTGTGTGTTAACCTTGCCATACTATATATACACAAGCCGTTTATATTGATAAGCTTTATTTGTTCTTATTTGTTCAATAGGGCAAAGCATAACCCTGACTAAACATCGGGTGTATCAAATGTAGCTTTTGTTTTGCTCTTGTAAGGCCAACATAAAAAACCCTTGCTTCATCATCTTCATAACCCTTTATTTTTCTCCACATAGAATAAGGTCTACGCATTGTATCTGTTAAAAGCATTACATTGTTAGCTTGAGCTCCTTTTGCAGAATGTATGGTTGAAATCCTTAAACGTGGTACAGTTGTCAGGCTTTCGCCTTTACGCAAGCAAGCTCTAATATAAACCCTATCTCTGCTACTTATTTTGCCTAATCCTTTATCCCAAGGCAGACTGTGTAATAAACCATGATTTTGCTGTAGCTCTTCTATAGAATAAAACACCCCTTCTTGACCATCAGGCATTGTTTTAAATCCGTAAGCTATTTGCGAGTTTAATAACATTTGTTTGTACACTAACCGCACTTGATCTACATTTAATTTATTGCCTTCGCGTAAAGATTCCCATAACCTAACTGATTCTATTACCTTACTATCTATACTGGTTGAGCCATTGTATATATACAGGTGTCCCCTACGCCTAACTTCTTCTTCAATTTGTTGAGCTCCACGAGTAGTTCGGCTAAGTAACAACCAATCTCCATCAGCAAGGTTTACCTCTTCAGAATGGCGATGCCAAAATATATCACCATTTTCATCTCTTGGTTTAAAAGTTTTTTCTCTTCTGCCAACTATCTTTTGTATAACTTTACTGCTCAATGTATGGTGTGAAGTAGGAATACGATAACTTTGGTTTAATAAAGTTACTTCGCCTTCTAAACCAATAAAATGCTCTACATCTGCTCCTGCGTAACGAAAAATAGCTTGGTCATCATCACCTGCAACATAACAAACCTTACTGTTCTTTTCTAACATTCGCACCATTTCCCATTGTAAAGGGGATAGATCTTGGGCTTCATCAATAAAAACAATCTCTAATTTAGGGCAAAGCTCTTGCTCTACAAATAACTCCAACATACCTGCGTAATCTTGCAACCCATAAGATCTTTTCCAATGTGCTAACCCTCTGTCCACATAATCTACCCTCGCCCAATCTGTTTTTAGAGGAACAATACTTTCATTATAAATTTTCCTCAAAGGTTTTCTTAATATTCTTGCAATGTTTATGATTTCTAAAAATTTATCGCCATAACCAAAATCTTTATATGGACCTTGCTCTACCTGTGAGCCGCTGTAAAACCTACCGATCTTTAACCAATCTGCCGCTTCTTGGTATTTTTCAGGTGTCATAACCTGTGAGTGAGTCAGCCCTGCTCTTAAAAAAGCAAGACTGTGTAATGTTCTAAAGTATGGCAGTTCTTTTTTAGAAAGGTTAAATTGTGTGCAAGCTCTGTCTATTGCTTCCTCTGCGGCTCTTCTTGTAAAAGCAAAATAGCCTATTCTATCTGGTGGAACGCCTGATGTAAGGTACTGTTCAACAAGGTTAATTAATCTTGTTGTTTTGCCTGTTCCAGGAGGACCGAGTACTACTTTCATTAAATCACATCTTCTCCTGCAGGTAAAGAGGGCAGGGGCATTTGCGAATCATCTATTTGGAAAAAGTCTTGTGGCAAAGACCATACATGAATACCTTTACCCCTTACTCGCCAAAACATTTTTTCAGCCTGTAGGTCTTGTAATCGTAATGTTATTTTGTTTGAAGTGTAATGGTTAAAATCATTTACAGATAAATGTTTCTTAATATCTTTTACTTGGAAAAACACTTTATCTTCTACCCAAACGGCTACCCCTTGTAAAATGTCCTCACGCTCTTCTCCTTTAGCTCTTTCACAAGCAAAAGCATTTAACAAATCTTCAAACTCACCTTTGAAAGTTGCATCAGGTGGTACTTCAACAATAGCAACATTGTCTAACAAAGTTTGTATTCTAGTTTGCCAAGCCCTTTGATTTATAGCTACAGGAAATTTATTTATCTGTGCTACGCATTCTTTCTGAAACTGTATCTGGCTTGTTAATCCGCTAGTGGTTAACTCTAACCTAGCACCATCTACATTTAAAATCCATATAGGTGGGTCGCCATCTATTTTAGTTAAGCTGGACATATCACTGCCTACGCCACTTGGACCAACCCCGAACTTTCGTAATTTACAAACCTCTTTATCACAAAAAGGTTTTATAGGTTGGTCGTCGCACTTGTAAAAGTAATCTTTCTTTTTAAGCTGTCTTATAACTGCACCAACTTCATTGTGACTTAACGGAGGGTGAAGGTAATCTATATTATATCTTTGTACTAAGCTTTCCCAATTAGTTTCATCAAACAAACGTGCATATACTCCTAAATTAAATAGGGCGTTGTTTCTAGAACCTTCGCCAAATCCTTTACTACATAGGTGTTGTAAGCAAGGCGGACCTTCTTCTAAAACGCCTTCCTTAGTTCCAAAGTTAGTATTCAACTCATAAAACTTTTCTGGTTTCATTATAAACCGTTTACAGTGTTGTATGAACTGCTCTGTATTTAAAGCTTCACCTTTAGTATCAAAAGCATATCGTGTAGAGCTGTCTGATCCGTGATAGGGCATATTTAAAAAGTTGCCTGTATCACCCCTGTCTAATAAAATAGTTGTTTGTTTAGGGAATATCTCACTACCTGCAAAACCCAGAGCCGCACTTAACTCTGTCATTTTCCTTTGCATATCTTCTGCTTCAACTGTTTCGTTTACAAATAGCCAAACATGAGCTCCTCCACTTTTAGTTCTACCAACTACAGCAGGGATTTTGTTTTCTTTTAACTTGGCTACTAAATCTTTATGGCTAACCGCGTAATCGTCTATATCAATAGCACCCCATTGACATTTGTTATCACTGCGTATAGGAATTATACCTAAACCAACTCCACCTTTTAAATGCTCTTGCCACATCTCTATAGTGGTTGGCTCTCTTAATATTTTGGCACTACCCTGTTTTTTGCCATCACTTGCTCGGTTATTTTTTACTACAAATGTTCCATGAGCTATATCGCTACCTTTGAACAAATTGTAAAACTCTTCTGCTAATGACACTGTTACCTCTCTTTCTAATTAAAGTAGAGGTTGCCTAGTGTTTAGATGAAACCCATAAACATGAATTAATGTGAATAACCTTTTCCTAGGCAACCTCCGCAGTATGGGGTCTCGACTCCCCATAGCTGTCCTGTATTGCCTACTTAAAATGGTATTTCATCATCCATAGGCCGTGTGGCATTAGCACTTTTTTCTTGTGCTGTTACTTCTCCTGCTTTTACAGAAAGGGCAAACGATACGGCAGTTTCAAACAAGCTTGTATCTGCGGCATTATCTAAATCTAATTGTCTTTTTCTTTTAATAGAAAAACCAAACCAATCCCCCTTGGAATTTTTCTCTTGCACAGAAGTTAATGTCCATATTTGTGACATCAATGGCATTGTATAAATTGTGCCGTCTGCTTTTTTACCTGTAAAAGCTTGGGCATTTGACAGCCAACTACGAGACTTTTTAAGCTGTGATGAAGCCATAGGTATAAGTACCCTTTGCGGACCAAGGTTTTCATGTATCATTAAACTGAAAAACTGTGCTGTGTTAGCCAAAATATTTCCATTAGGTAATAACTCTTGGAAAATGTTTGGGTCTGGGTGTGGCTTTACAGTGCTGACAATAGGGTCGTTTGGTAAATAAGAACCTTTAAAACCGCCACCTTGGTCTCTGGGAACCCATTCATTGTACCGCCTATTATAATGGCAAGCAATTACATCAATGCCTTTAATACCATCGTACCCTTCCCCCAATACTGAGTTGAAAAACATTCCTGGTTTGAGCCCGTCAATATATTCAGGGCTTCGCTCCATTGCCTGTGGTGATTTAGTATCTAATATTCTTAAAAAAGGTATAGCAAGATCTTCTGCTTGTACCTCTGAAAATCCTGCATTGCCATACTCTTCAAATGATGCTGTGGCAACAGCAGTGTTTTTTGGTTTGGTTAACTCACTTTTATTAGCCATGTTCGCTCCTCTAGCTTTTTGGTTTATCTATTTTGGTTTTTTCACCTATGTAGATGTTGAACAGATCAGCAGGTATTTCCACACCCTTTTCTGATTCTGTCTTAATCCACCCTTTCAACGTCATGGGTTCTACCCACTTTCTTGTATTAAAAGATTCGCCTTCTTCTTCTAATTTCTTTTGGAACTCGTCAGCTTTAGCTTCCTGTCCACGCACAAAATTCACAGCCACTACATTTTTAATTAAATCGCCATGATTATTGTTTATCAGCCAATCGAATGCTTCTTGCGTTTTTTCTTTTGAAACAGAACCATTGTAAAACTTTTTTATCTCAATCTTAGAACCATCGTTCATAGTAAAGTCTTTCATGTTGTTTTCGTGCATAGCGGCAGGTAAAAGATCTTCTTGTATTTTTCTAAGGTCTTTTTTAGTTTCTTTTACTTCTGCTTCTAAACTGGCTACTTTGTTTTCTAAAATAAGTTGTTGGTGGGCTAAAGAGCTTACTAAGCTCAAACCCTTTTGGTCTGTTTGCGTTAATTGACTTGCAATATTTTCAAAACTATTCATTACTATCTCCTGGTCGGTAATTTAGGTCAGCCTGCAAAGGAAAGTATTTGCCTTCTTGCCTATCCCATTTTAACATTTTAAATTTACCAGAATTATTACGCGCTGCGATAGCAGAAGCTAAAGCAATAGCTGTAGGGTCTCCTGCCAATAGCAAGTAATCTTCATCATTAAATTTGCTAAGTTTTCTGGTAATTCTTCTTATTGTAGGTTGTGTGGAAAGTGTTGCCTGTTCACCTACAGGTAATAGTATTTCTATATTCCCAAAGCTTGTAGCATCTGTAATGTCTCTGCCACGCATTTCTTGGGTTATGTAAACGGTCATGTCTCTCTCCACATGGTGTTAAGTATTTAGTTGTAGCATGGGAAACAAAAATTATAAAGCAAAAAATAATCTAAAAACTTCGACTTTATATAATAGGGCAAATATCGCGTGTAGTAAAAACTCTTTTTAACGTACAGATTTTTTCGCGTAGACCCGAGATATCTGATATCGTATATTCTAAGATCGTAAAAACGAATTTCACTGTTCGTTAAAATTCCCCCTATATAGCAAAGTTATCTTACAACAGGAATACATAACACAGCTATAGGTTAGACAACAAATATATTGTTTTTTATTTTCTTAGCTTATAAACTGTAAATACCCATAGAAAGAGGGATTATGCGATATAAATTTAAATACAAACCATATGAGCATCAATTAGAAGCTCTGAAAAAATCTTGGGATAAACCCCATTATGCTTTATTTATGGATATGGGAACAGGTAAATCTAAAGTTCTTATAGATAATATAGCTATGCTGTATGACAAAGGTGAAATAGACTCAGCTTTAATTATTGCACCTAAAGGTGTGTATAGAAACTGGGAAAGAAAAGAGTTACCTGCACACTTACCTGAGCATATAACTGCGAACGTAGTTACTTGGTCTCCACAAAAAACTAAAAAGAAACAACAAGAGTTAGATACTTTAAATGTAGTTTCTGATGATCTGCAAATTTTTCTTATGAATGTTGAAGCTTTCTCTAGTAAACGTGGTGTAGAAGTAGCAGATAAGTTTTTAATGTGTCATAGGTGTATGTTTGCAGTAGATGAAAGCACTACTATAAAATCAAAAGGTGCTGCACGAACAAAGAATATGATAAAATTAGGTAAAACCGCACCTTATAAAAGGATACTAACAGGTTCGCCTGTAACTAAATCTCCATTAGATTTGTTCACACAATGCGAGTTTTTAGATGAAGGCATATTAGGACACAGCTCTTTTTGGACTTTTCAAAACCGCTATGCTAAAATGGTTCGCAAAACTATGGGAGCACATTCTTTTAACCATATAGTAGGATACCAAAATTTGTCTGAATTAAACCATTTAATAGAAGAGTTCAGTTTTAGGGTTCGCAAAGAAGATTGTTTAGACTTACCAGATAAAGTTTATACAAAAAGGTTAGTAGAATTAACTCCTGAACAGCATAGGCTGTATGAGCAAATGAAAAGAAACGCATTAGCTATTATAGAAGGCGAAGGTTTAGTTTCAGCACCTACTGTTTTAACGCAGTTACTAAGACTACAACAAGTTTGTTCTGGGTTTGCTAAACTAGAAGATGGCAGGGTAATAAAAGTACCAAGCAATAAATTAAATGAACTTATGTCTATGTTAGAAGAAATAGATGGCAAAGTTATTATTTGGGGAAACTTTACACACGATTTAGAATTGATTGGCGAAGCTCTTAGTAAAAAGTATGGAGAAGATTCAGTAGAGTTATTTTATGGTGGTACTGCTGCTGATGATCGGCAATTAATTGTAGAACGGTTTCAAGACCCAGACAGCCCCCTAAAGTTTTTTGTAGGCCAACCACGCACAGGAGGCTATGGCCTGACCTTAACAGAGGCTAAAACTGTCGTGTACTACAGTAATGGTTATGATCTAGAAGTTAGGTTGCAAAGTGAAGACAGAGCTCACCGTATAGGCCAAAATAATAAAGTAACATATGTAGATATTATTGCAGAAGGCACAGTAGACGAAAAAGTATTACAAGCTCTACGCAGTAAAATAGACATTAGCTCTCGAGTTTTAGCTGAAGGCTATAAAGAATGGATTATTTAAGTTAACTGGTTAGCCATTCTTCTTTTTTCTATAGCTTGCCCAGTTGAATCAAAGGGGAATAAATCTCCTACTCCTAAACTAGCTATTCCTGCGTTATTATCTACACTGGCTTGAGTTGGAGATATTACAGGGGCAGCAGGTAGAGCAGGAGGAATATTTAATTCTTCTCCTCTTTCAGGGTTAAAGGATTGATTTGGTAAAGGCACTACAGTTTCGTTTTCAACAGGAGCTTCAAGGGCATCGATTTCTACTACAGGTTGATTTGAGCTAACACCGAACTCCGTAGTAGGGTCTTCACCTTGATAATCAATACCTGTTCTAAACAAATAATTATTAATTAACCGATTATATTTAGGCAAAATGCCGCCAACGCCTACTTCTGGAGGTTGATTAGTGGCTAATAGTTTAGCTATCTCAGGATCAAACATCATAGCCCTAAACATTTCGTCTGCTCTAACAGAACCTTGTTTTGCAAAAGATCTTACTAATAAGTTCGTTGCTACAAATTGTCCGCTTATACGACTTTCTTTAGCTGCTCTAATTTGGCTTGAAGCAGAAGGGATAGAAACCCCTGTTAGTTGGTTGAATTTTTCTGCAAACCCTGCTGCTGTTCCACTTAATCGTTTTAACATTTCAGGGTTGATTCCTGTTCTATTAAACCTATCTGTAACATCAGCTATTATTTTTAGATTTCTAATATGTTCTGGTGTGAACGCATTTTGTAAAGACCTAGCTATATCGCTCGTCTCAACATCAAGCAACTCTGAAAAATTTCTAGGGTTTTCTAAAGCAGAAGGGTTTTCTGAAAGAGCTTTTCTTGTTATAGCAGCAAGGAACGCTTTTTCAGCTTCTTTTGCCCCGAAATTCTTTACAAACTCACCTTTAGGGTCAAGGATTTTTGCTTTTAACTCTAGCATTAATTTAGGACTTCTTAAAGCATCACCTACAAATTGTTCTGGAGTTTCACTACCTGATGTGTTTTTTAAAATAGCTTTATTTAATAAGTTGTTTGCTACAGCTTCTTTTCTACCTGTTAACTCTCTGTTTCTAAGAACCATGTCATCTAAAAGAGTTTTAGTATCTTTAAATTTTGCAGATAAACCTAACTCTGTTAGTATAGCATCATTATCATTTACCCAAGTATTGAATTTTTCTGGTTTAAACTGTGCTAAATTGTCAGAGTATGCTGCCCCTCTAAGCCTATCTAACAAAATGCTTTCCATATTATCTACATATGCTTGGTCATCACCAAATAACCTCATAAACTGTTTTGCTGTATTTGTGTCTTTTAAAAAAGCTTCGGCTACATTTTCATCAGGAATCCTATATATAGGATCTGCTGATATATTCCCAGGTCCTTTTGCAGCGATTTTTATTAATCCGCTACGTTCAAAAGGAACAATAATATTTTCTCCATACCATGTATTAAATTTCTGAAAGTTTTTACCAATAGCTGAGTTTGTTCTGCCAAACTGTTCTGCCATACCATCTAGTTCTTTAGCTAAAACTGTTAGTTCTCTCACTTGTGTGCCGTTCCTATTAGCCGCAGCTTGACCTATCGCACTGGTTACTTGGTTTCTGAACGAACGCCAATCTTGAAAATTAATTCTATTATTTGTTCCAAACTTTTTATCAATAAAAGTTTTTACAAAAGGGTGAACTTTTTCTAAAGAAATATCTAAAGCATCTATGTTTAATTCTTGTCTAACATTGTTTTGAGCAGCAAGAGTTTGTTCTGCTGTCGCTAACATAGTTGAATCATTTATTTTTAATTTTTTAGCAAGGTTTTCTGCACTTTCTTTTGCTACTTCATACTTTTTTAAATAATCCGCACGAATATTTATACCAGCAGATTTAGCCTCTTTTGAATTAAATAGTGGGATAACACCATCAGCATCATGCATCATTTTATCCCAAGCAGTAGTTATATCAAACCCTTCTTGATCTAATAGTGCTATAGTTGAAGTGTACTGTTTTTTCAAAGGATCATAAATAAATAAAGGTGCATCACCTTCTGTAAAAGCAACATTCTTTTGGTTTTCAGGGTTTAAAATACTACTAAGAAACTTTCTGTTAGCAAGTAAGGCGGCTTCTTTTCTATTCATATTAGCTTCAACAAAAGCAGGTCTTGCTGTGCCACCAGACCCTATCTCCATCTCAGCTGCTTTTTGTTTGTTTAGAAGTTTAGGATCTAAAGTTCTTTCTGCAGGAGTTATTATTACTTTTTCGTTTGCTTCAGTAAACCTGTTTAATGTTTTTTCTATTTCAGTGGCTTCGGCTATATTTTTTTGTACCACAGCACTTCTTTGTGCAGACCTTAAATCTTCTCTAAGGATACTTTCTACTGCTTTGCCTCTTGCACCTTCTGTTAATTTAGATATAGGCACAGTATCCTCTGCAGTAGCAATACTTTTGCCCATCCTATACTCAGGAAGTCCAATATTTTTTAGCCATCGAAAAGCATTGGTCATAGGAGATAAATTTTTGGTAACTGTAAAAGCACCTCCTAAAGTAAGAGGAGCCCCTATAGCACCAATACCTGTGTTAGTTTCAAAAACATCTTCTTCTACTTGTTGCCCAACACCTGAAAGACCAGACAGTGCTGTTTCAACACCTACTGTTGTAGCAGGCGCATTTCTGAAAGGATTTAAAAAAGCATCTCGCACATTGTCCCAAGGTATTTTCTTCCCTACTTTTTCAACAGCCGTAGGAACTTTACTTATTCCTGCGGCTATTTTTTGTGCTATAGTAGAAGGCACTACAAAAGAACTAGCAAACCCAGAAGTATCAGCAAGTTGATTTAAATAAGAATCATCTTTAGTTGCTCCAACATACTCTCCTGAACCAATGGATAAAAGGTACGGCACAATAGTTTTTGCCCTTTCATAATCTCCTGAAGCACCTATTCTTTGCAATAAATTTTTATCATAAACATCAGGAAAACCTGCTGCATCTAAAGCTACATTTAAAGTATTTAATACTGAATCAGGTACAGCAAGAACCATTTTATTAAACGAACGCATAAATTGTCCAGCACCTGTAGCACCTAATGTTGTGTCTAATCCTTTTAACAAAGCAGGGGCATTTTCTACTAGTGCTTTTTCAAACTCTACATTAGCTCCTTCTGTAACCATACCTGTTACCCTACTGGGTTTTTTGATAATTTCTGCTATAAGGCTAGAACTTTTTACAGGGTTGTCACTATCTATTTGGTTATTAGATTCGTTTATTTCTTTTTCAATTACAGTACCTCTTTCAACAGAGGTAAAATTAGGATTTGATTTATTTATAAATCTATCCCTAAATGCTTGTTCGCCCATTATGCCTTTCCTCTTTTATTATTCATTTTTTTCTGTGTCGTCTGCTAAAATAGAATTTAATTTTCTATCAGTAAATACAGTAGAAAGGAAATCAAAGCCATTCGACATAAAAGTTTTCATTTTATTTTCTGGTTTTAATTTAGTATCGTTAGTTGTAACGATACCATTATTTAAAGTTATTTTAATAGGCTCCATTACATACTGGTCTCCTGTTTTATAAGCAGACTCAGGAACAGCTAAATTAAGCATTTTTTCTTTTAAAAACCCTTCTAATTCATACCCATTGTTAAATTGTATAACTAAATTTTCCATTGGAGCATTATTATCTATTAAATTATTAACATAGTATAATTGCCTGAAGATTAAATCTTCAGGAGCTGATGGATCATTCATTAGTAAAGGATCATTCCAATTACCCTGTGGCATCAAATCAGCTCTAAGCAAAGGAGTACCTTCAGGATCTACTTTAGTTCTAATAGCGTTTAAATCATTCTGTAAGTAATTTCCAAGAACTTGTAGTTTTACTATCGCAGCTCTTGGATCTTTCCAAAAATCCTCTTTTGTTAAACCAAAACGTGCGTTTATTTCTTGTTCTGTAACAGCATACCTAGAACTTAAAGCTAAAGATTTTCTAAGTTCTCTTCCTAATTTATCTGTTAGATCTCTTGCTGCTTGGGTTCCTGACCATCGTAAAATCGAGTCTGCATTATCGCTAGGAATCCAAGCAGACACACTATTATTAAGAAATAATTTCAAATTAGACAGCGGACCTATTGGTTTACCTGATTCACTTGATAAACTAGCCAAAATATCATCTACAACATTTAATGCATTTATGTGAGAATCTCCTCTTTTTCCTAGCCACTCTTTTTCTTTAGGAGATATGTTTGCGTAATTTTGGAAAGTGGTTGCATCTATCTGAGTAACCATAGCATTGCCAGAAATTAATATTGTCCTTCCGGTTTTTTCATCTGTCCCAATCTCTGCCTTGCTTAACATATAACTCGTAGGTAGTGGATATTTTTTACCTCCAAAACTCACTATACTTGTTGTTACCTTGCCATCTGGACCAACGTAAGTAGAGAATGTTCTATCGTCAACTCGTTCAATATTGTTAAGAACGTCAGATAACGTTCCGATGTTGTAACCGTCAGGAGCAGAAACCCATTGGTTATTTTCGTCTTTTATTAAATACCCTAATTGTGGATCAAACCCACCATCTACTTGGTTCCAACCAACGTCAGAGTTTGAATCTGGCACTAAGAAAGTTTTAGGTTTTACATTGCTGAAATCTACTAAAGAAGAATCAAAATTTAAAGCCTTCATACCAGCGGCATTTAGTTCAGTGTAATCATCTGGAACAAGTTCATAAGCTCCTTTATCTTGATTATAGTACATCATGTTACCATCTTTTGGATCTATTCTACCCCTGATAACATCAATTTTTCCATTAGCTCCGATTTTACCATACTCTATAAAAGGAGTAGTTAGGCTTTTATTTGAATACACAAATTGTTGATGTGCGTTATCATTTAGAATTTTAACATTTTCTGTCTCTGCATTGATACCTTGTGCTGCCATACTTAATATAGCTGCATTCGTTGTCTCATTCAAACTATCATTGTTTTTCTCTGCCTCGTTTATAGCTGATAAAACAATTTGAGATTGTTGTGTGTTAAGAGATTTTTTAGCATCTTGTTCTTTTTGGAAGGCAAAAGCTAAAGCAGCTTGTTCATCAGCTTTTGATTGTTGGAAGGCATATTGTTTAGCTGCTCTTTCTTCTGCTGATAATGTTTTAGCATCTTCTCCAACACCTGCTGCAAAATCACCTAAATTTTCTGATATAGCCCCTAAAAGGTTTTTATCACTTCCTGCTATTTGGCTACCTAATTGTGCTAACCTAATAAAAGCATCTCTTTGGAAATCTTTTTTTGCGTCTCCTGCAAATAACTCATCATACTCATCTAAATACCCTTGGGCATCTTTTGTACCCATAAAGCTTTTATAATCTTCTAAATATTCTTCTTTTGTTTTTGCTTCAGGCAAATACTGGTTTAACATATTTAATCTTTGTTGTGCTATTACATTAGCATCTGTTTCACCTTGCTGTAAATTTAACGTAGGAATAAGACTTGTAAAATCTTGAATATTGCTTTGTATATTACTAAAATTAGGTTTTGTTAATTCTGGATAGGTTACCGTATAAGGATTAGTACCTTCTGCCCTATATACAGGTTGTTCACCCTGCATCATTCGCATACTGGCTTCTTCCATTCCTGGAGATTGAACGTATCCACCACCTGCGAAAGATTGGAAATTACCTAAATTACCCATTGCCATGTAATCCTCAAATGATTCTTCACCAGGAAGAACTACTTGACCCATAAATCCTTCTCTTTTTCTCATAGCGGCTGTTTCAGCCCCTAATTTGTCATAAGATTCTCTGTTTCTCAAACTAGGGGCTGAAACACCCGCTAATTTCATGGGTTGTGGAGGAGTATATGTAGTTAATTCTACTGGGTTGAAATCGGAGTAAGGATTAGGTCCTCTTGGGTCTGGATAAGGCATTAACATACCTTCACTCAAATTATTCCCCGTTAAATTAAACTCTTGTTGAGCATTTGAAACAATTTCTCCAACAAAAGGATCTACTCTTTCTTGCACACCCTGCATGATGGCTTGCTTAAAAGGATCTAATGATTCAACTAATCCACCGTTTGCTAATTGGAGGACGGCACCTCCTTGGTTAAAATTTGGAGGGGGTGCTCCCATCATACTAGCTATACCACCTTCCGCAACAGGTGGTTCCATTGGCATAGCATTAGTCTCGCCCATTGGCATAGCATTAGCTATGCCACCTGCGGCAGATTGTTCTTGCATCATATCCATAATAGTAAAAGTAGGCTGTAATAAAGCTAAAACAGATTCAGGTGTTTTTTCAGCATCTTTTTCACCAACATAACCTGCTAATTCACCTCTGCGGTCTTCCATACTACTTTGGTCGCCCCTTACAGAATCCATTATTTCTTCCACACTACTAGCAGCATCTATATTAGATAACATATCTTCCATACCCCCTGCCATTTGTCCAAACGCTTGCTGCTCTACAGGGTCTACTAAACCTGAAGTTATTCCTGTGCCAACAGAGTTATTTTGCATAGGAGGCATTTGTCCTCCAAACATCGGGCGTTGTAATACTGGGTCTGCCATTAAATTAGGCCTCCTCTATTTGCTGCTCCATATATACCTAATCCTGCTGTAGCACCACCAACTACTTGGTTGAGTAAACTAGGGTTAGGTGTGTTTGCTACTGTTAAAGTGGATTGAGTTGAGGGAGCTCCTCTTAAAATATCGCTGTAAAAACCTAATCTTTGATAAGGCTCGTATATGTTTTGCATATCTGTTTGACGTCGAGCTTCTAATTCTTGTTGTCTGATATTTCTTTGTTGTTCACCAAGGCTGGCTAAACCACTAATATCTTGTTGTTGTAACCCCTGTTGCATTGCACCTAAATCAGCCTGTGATCTGCCTAGCCTAGCTAAAGATTCTGCTTGGCTTAACCCCATACCACCATAAGCAGAACCTGCTTGCTGGGCTATTTGTGCCGCTTTCTGACGTGCATCACCTGCTTGTAACGCAAACTGCCCTATATCTGCAAATTGTTTGCCTGCCTGTTGTTGTTGACTACCTGCCTGTGCTGCCATCTGTGCTAAGTTTTGTTGCAACTGCCCTACGTTTTGTTGTTGACCACCTGCCGTTGCCGCCATCTGTCCTACATTCTGTAGTTGACCACCTGCTGTGGCTGCCATCTGCGCTAAGTTTTGTTGCAACTGCCCTACGTTTTGTTGTCGGCCTTGTTGACCTTCAAAAGCACCCATCGCTGCTTGTTGAGCTTGCAAATAATTATCTGCTTGGGCTTTAGCTAATGCAGAAACTCTATTTCTATCTACTTCTCTTGCCGCTATCTCACCCCTAGAACCACCAAACGCACCTGCTCCTACTGCTTGAGCTGCTGCTTGGTTTTGTTGTATATCGTAAGCTCTGTTTATTTCATCACTAATAGCACTTTGATAAGGGTTCATATAAGCAGAAACAGAAGTAGGGTCGTATTGTTGAGCTCCTAATTGTGCTATGCCTACCCCTTGTTGACCAAAACCAAGCCCTGACCTAGTTAAATCAGCTCCTGCTTGCCCATAACCAATACCAGATCTAGTTAAATCAGCTCCTGTTTGAGATAAACCTACCCCTTGTTGCCCATAGCCCAATCCTGACCTAGTTAAATCAGCACCTGCCTGAGATAAATTTGCTCCTTGTTGCCCATAACCAATACTTTGTCCTGCTTGGTCAGCCCCTTGTGCTGCCATTGGTACAGAAGAAGCTATCATACCTAATGCATTAGGTTGTGTAGAACCTAATGTGCCTAATCCTGCAGCATAAGATGCTTGAGCAGCATTTATATAAGGTTGGTACGAACCAACTCCTCCTTGTTGTAATTGTAATGCTTGAAGTTGTGCAGGGGTCATTCCTGCAGATCGTATATCAGGTAGTCCCCCTATAGGAGGACGACCAGTTAACCCTTTAGCTTGTTCCATAAGCCCAATTTTATAGGCTTCTATTTCTGGAGCTTCACGCTGGATTGTGGTTTGTGTCTCAGTCGCCATGTTATGCGCTCCTTTGGAAATCTCTCATCATTGCATACATTCGTTTCGCACCTTTTCTCCTATCGCCATCACCTGCGCCCCTAACTGCCTGTGCATTCATAACAAATTCACCATCACTTAACATAGCAGGTATAGAATCACTTGTTCCTGTTCCTGGACCCATTATTTCACCACCTGATGCAGCCTGTGTGAAGAAAGGGATGCTGCCAGTTAAAGAGTTAAGAGTATTGTTAGCTGCATATTGGTTTCTTACAGCAGGGGGTAAAAACATAGGATTTTGATAATAAGGGTTATCCCCATAAAAATCTGCTCCAAACCCAAATTTTGTTGGGTCAAGATTGTACTCATCTACACCAGTAGGTAAATCTGCCATTTGTACATTATCATCTGCCGCAGTTGCTGCATCAGCGGCAAGTAATGTTGCTCCTCCTGCGGCTGCTAATGGACCATACTTTTGTAAAAAACTGGGTTGAGCAGCTAAAGTTGCTGCATCAAAAGCATCTTTTAACATTTCTTGTTTCATTGGCTCAGTGACATTTATCCCTGCTAATTCCATATTGTTTAATTGTGCCATGTACGAATTGTTAGCTTCACTGGCTATTACGTTTGCATCAGGTTGAATACTTGCTCTATTAGGACTAAATGTGCTTTTTAGAAAACCTTCAGCTGGCTCTGCGCCTGCTAATTGATTTGATGTTAAATTTGTTCCTGATGCACCAGAGCCTTGGTTAGCAAGCATCTCTGCATTTGCAGCCTCTTTTGCAGCCTGTGCATTTGCTGCTTGGCCTTCAGCTCTCATTGCTTGGAGTGAAGCTCTTCCAGTTTTGCTTAAAGGGTTAACAACTTTAAAAGGATTTTTCATAGCACCTAATCCAGCACTTGGGTTAGCATAACTTCCAAAAAAGTTACCTGAACCAAATCCTTCTGCACCACCAAACGCCACATTACCAATACCTGCGGTAGCTCCTGCTATAACTGCTGATTTTAAAGAATCTTTAAAAGATTTACCTGCTACTAAATTTCCTGCCAAACTGCCAATACCTGTTGCAAAAACAAGAGGCATGGCAGGCAGCAAAAAGGGTGCTGCGATCGGGAGGATAATCGGAGCAACCGTTTTTATTATCTTTTTAAGCCCTTTAAATAAACCACTTAAAAAGAACTCAGGTTGTCCTGTTACAGGGTTTATACTATTAAACTCATTACCTACTATATAACGCTCTGGCTCTAAACCCATCTCTTCCATTTGGGTAAAGATCATTTTTTTCATGCGTGGGTTAGCATTTAAAACTTCTAATGGTATAACTGTTTCACCTTCAGCAGCATGAACAATATAAGTATCACCTGCTCTGCCAAAATCAGCAAGCATATCTGCCGCTTCTTTAATTTTGTGAATACCACTATCAGGGACTAATGGTGTTTCTTGAACTTCGTAACCTAAAGATGTTATACCTTGCATAATATACTCTTTCTTTTATGGAATATCAGCAGGGAGCAATTCCTGACGGTTGCTACAAACATGATACTCAATAATCTCCTTTACTGCAACTAAGAAATGGCAATAGTCACTGTACCCACCGAACCTGTTCCTGCAGAACCAGAACAAGCACTTACATTTAACAAAGATATTCTTACATATCCCTCACTAGTAGTGTTTATACAATTAGTTACATATAAACTTCCTGCTTCTAAACCGACATCATTACCAATAGGCAATGCAGTTAACACTTGAGTTGTTCCTCTTTCTGCTCCTGGATTTTGTACTTGAGCAATAAATGTTTCTAATGCTCTTACTAAATCATTTAAATAACGAACATCAACCTGTTGCGGAGGTGTAGGTAATTTTGGGAAAGGCATTACATTACTAGCCATTACCTTCTTCCATCCTCTCGTAAATTAATCCTAGGACTGCCTAATCGCCAACGTACCCCTTCGGCAGAAGAAGCTACTTTTAAAGCAAAAGAACGCCCCCTTAACCTAATATCTGCTTTGCGTGTAAACTGTTCAAAAGGTACTGTTGTAGTAGAACTCGCTGTTAAAGTTGTTGAATTAGTATTTGTTTGCCCATAAGAATCACCAGGATAATCTTGCATACTCATTGTCATATCTACAACTGCACCTACAGAGGAACCATTGAATGTGAAATCGGGTATAATTGTATTAATAGAAACAAGCTTCTGCCCATCTCCTATATCAATAGGACTAGATTCTAAAGTAGCTGTCATAGCAGACCCATCATCATCATACCCAACTTCGTGGCTGTACAAATAACCTGCGGAAGCCGCAGTTGGGAACTCTCTTAAACCACGGTCTATAAAAGCACTGCGTGACATTGTACCATAATACCAAACACCTTCAGCATAATTATAGCTCACATACTTATCATTACTACCTGTACCACCATTAGCTACAGAATTATCATCAGAACAATAAAACCAAGTTACTTCACTAAACTCTGAGTTAACTCCTGCGTAAACTTTTTCTTGTTGTGCGCTGTTAAAATTCATAAAGACTTCTTCTTTTACAGTGCATGGTAATTGTTTAGTTTGCCCATCATACACATAAAAACAGTCTTTTCCCATCCATAATACAAAATCTTCTACTGCTACAGCAGCATTAGGACCCATAATAGTTATATTAGAAGAAATAGGTTGAATACCAAATTGGAAAGGTGGACCTAAAAACTGCATACTGTGTAAAGAGCTATTAGTCCATACTAAAATTTCACGTTTAGTTTCAATAGCACGAACAAAGTTAGAACCAGACCCTATACGCAAATCACCTGCTGTATTAGTTGCTGTAGGATTCCAATCTAAAAAAGATTCTTGGTCTGAAAAACGAATTAACAAATTATCTTGTACTGTTGTGCCAATAGTGTTTGTGCCAAATGCGATAACATGACGATTATTGTCTGAAACTATTATTTGTTTAGCTACAGTTGGTGCATCAACTGCCCCTGATATGCCTGTAATAACAGAAGCCCTTGTAGTTAGGGCATTGGTTACAGATGAGTCCCAGTAGTAAATTGCTCCATCTCTTGGGTTTATTAAAAGATCTTCGCCAAAATTATCCAAACTCCATAGACGTAACTCTGTAGTTGTAGTAATCCCAGCAGACGACCCCCATGTGCTACGTCCCCAAGTTCCTGCTCCCCAACCTGTGCCACCTACTTGGGTATCTAATCCTACGTTTATTTGATACACACCATCTACACCAGACCCACCATTACCACTATCACTAGAATTTGCAGTGACGGTAACACCATCTGTGTCTTTTGCGGTAATTGTGTAGGTGTTTGAATTTGTGATGCCAACTACTTGGTACTCTTGGTTTAAAACAGCAGCGGTAATCAAACCACCTAAAGAAACTGCGCCTGAAAAAGTTACAAAATCGTTTTCTACACAGCCATGAGTAGAATCTGTTACTGTTAATGTAGAAGAGCCATTAGTAGCGGCAAAAGTAATAGAGTCTGTGCTTGTTTTACGAACAGGTGTAATGTCAAAAAATTGTTGACCTATTTCAATGTAAAACTTTAAATTTGTTCCTAAACCTAAATACTCAGTACCATCTAAAGTAACCCAAGGGTACATAGCTCTACAACTGCCTAAAAAAGT